TCTAACCCTGTGTTCATTGTGGGATAAGCAGAATATAGAGTGGCGTCTTGAGTAGGAAATAGTTTATATACAGCCATTTATATATTTTATTATAAATATGGCATTATAAAGGAACTACTTTACCTTTGATATCTAAATTTGGGTATTTTACTTCAAAAATACTAGGATCCAATGATGGATAAATCACATTATTTTGTGTTGCTCCAGTTATATCGTAAGCATATTGTGAATATCCTGAGGTAGTTCCTGCTTTGTTTGAGATAGAAACATTCTTAACAGATTGAACACCTGAAATTCTATCTAGAAGGATATATAGGTCACGAAGTAAAATGGGTTGATTAATTTGCCATTTATCTAAAGTAAAATAATTTTGTAAAGCTGTAATACATGCTAATAATACTTCGTTGTTATTATATTCAGGTAGAACTATAATTTCAAAATCAATACCAATATTAATAATAAACGCATCTCTAATTTCAATATTATCACCAATCATTCTATATTGGGACAAATATGTACGTAAATTATTCTTTAAGGTTTCAGTAGCATAATCTAATTGTCCTTGTGAATTTAAAGATAAAACATATAGATTAAGAGTTTCAATAGTTGAAACTTGATTATCTGTTAATTTTGGTTGCTCAATAAATACTTTAGAAACAGCACCATAATCAGAAGGCATACTTAAAGCTCTAACTAAATAGTCATCTGCTGTGACTGATCGTTGTTGGGAGGCTGCTAGAGCTAATGTATTTTGGCGAATTTCTTCTAAGGTATCTCCACCTCTACCTCCGGTAGCAGCTTCTAAATTATTTGAAGCTAATGAACCAAATATATAATTAGCAGTAGTTGAATTTAAATTAACATTATTAAATTTACAATTGGATGTATTTAAAGTAGTTAATGTATTAGCGGCAATATTTGATCCAACACCTCCACCAGTTAAATATCTTACTGTTAAAGTAGTATTCGATGGTGAAATACCATATGTTCCTGTAAATAAAAAGTTTGTAGGTGAATATGCTGTTGTGAGTTTATCTTGAGAAAATGGTAATCCAATCCCAACATTATCAGCATTTGGAGTAATTTCTTCTGTTACATTTGCCGGATTCCCAGAACCAAATTGAATTTGGAGATTTGAAAGGGAAGTAAAACGTGTTGCAAAACGACGAGCTACTTTTTTCAAACGCAATAAGTATGGCGTATCTCCATTTGCGTTTGGATCATTTACATTTGTATTTTTAATAGTATCTAAAACCATTTCTTGACCCAAATGATCTACTTCATACCATTTATTATCATCAGAATCGGTAATATCTAAGATCTTAATAAGGTTATTTCCTTGGAGATTTATTGTTTGAAATGGTTGTGGAGCTCCAAAAGAAAATGTTGAAGTGTTAATAGTAGCAGATATTGCTTTTCTACTTTTCTTTAAAAGAAAATATTGAGGGGTATTACCTGAAATTTGGTAGATGGTTACTTCGGTTGGGTCTTGGGAACTTGAAACTGAAAAATCAACTTTATCTTGGATTAAGAATGAAGATCCGTTTTGGGAAGTTACAGTAGTATTTTCTCCAATAGTAATAGCGTATGAATAATCAGGTATATAATTACCAGTACCATCATCAATAGAAGGTAATTGTTGATAAAAATCAACTATAGTTTGTGCTACACCTGTTGTTTTTGGTTTATAACCAAACATATATGCTAACTCAAATACATTATTTGTTTGTTGGGCATATTGAACAAATGTTTCCTGGAATTGGTTATCTAAATAGAAACTTAATACATCACCTACATAAGATGCTTGTTCCATAAACATCATTCCAGGTGATGTAGGAGAAAAGTCAGTATATGTTTGTGGGAAATATGTTCTAGCATATTCTATTAAACGAGCTCTAAAATCAGTAAAGTCACGGTTAATATATTTTATATCTCTATTTGTTGTAGCCATTTTTAAAATTCAAAATTTATTTGATCAACAATGTTAGAATTAGCAATTGAATATTTCATATTAACTATAACAGTATTGTAATCATCGTTTCTTAATACATCTAACGAATTTACTATAACTTCAGGAAAAATATTTTCCATTTTACCACTAATATTTTCTTTTAACCCGTTTAATGTTCCTTCAGCAATTTGCTCAAATATAAAGGCTCTTAAACCACCTCCAAATGCGGGGTTTAATGGGAGTTCTCCAGGGTTGGTAAGGAAATAATTAATAATATTATTTTTAATAGCTTGAGCTGTTAAATAATTTTGAGTAAAAACAGCAGGACCACTAAAAGGTAAATTTACCCCAACCGCAACATTTGGGTTTAAATCAACTGGGTTAATTTGTTGGGGGTTAAAAGGCATTATTTGCTATTCAATAAATTCATAATTTGGTCCATTCCTACTTCACCAGCACCTAGATTACCATTTACAGGATCTGTTCCTCTAGGGTTAAATGTTTGAGCATCTTGTGATGTAAAACTTAATTTGGTCTCATTCATTACATCCATATATGCTTTTCGGGTATCCATTGTAGGTTGGGTAAATGTGGGAGTAGGTGGTTGAGGAGGTACGGGGATTGGGGTATATGATTCTTTTACAAGTGTTTTTGGTGAACGAACTGCTTCCAAAAGAATATCTTTTAATTCCTCTTGAATTGCCTCTCGTACAGCTTCTTTAATAAATTTTTTTAATACGTCGGTTTTCATATAATTATAAATATTAAGTTAGTCAGCTTTTAAATCATTTTGCTGAATGTAAAATACTAGTTCATCTATTAATATTTGGTCAATTGAACTAAATGACCATTCTCCTTTTAACATTACTACACCTTGTTTGTTACGTGCAATAGCTCTTCTACGTTTTAGAGTATTAGGTGAATTTTCTGTTTCAACACCCATTTCAAATCCATTTACATTTGTAACTACAGGAGATAATTGAGTTGATTGTTGAACCGTTAATGCTGTCAATTCTGTTGAGATTCTTTCTTGATCAGCATCAGGGTAACATTTTTGTACTAATTGATCAAGTAAATTAAGTAATTGAATAGCTTGAGCTAATACTTGTTTTAAAATGACTAATATAGATAATACACCTGCATTGACTGCTGATAAAGTAGCAATTGTTTTATCTAGTCTTTTTGAAACTCCTAAAGGGATAGGGTTTGTTACAGGTGGATTAGTATCAGCTATAGTTAAAGTAATTTGAAGGACAGCAATAACACCTTGGGTAATACCTAATGCTTTGGTAGTTGTATCAATTAATCTTAAACTGTTAGTTAATTGTTTAACTAATTTATTTTTTCGATTAATTAAGTCAGTTAATTCAGCTTGTGTAGGGCAAACTGCTTGGTCTAAAAGTTTAGGTAATTGTTCAGCTTTATATTCTGAAAGTTGAGTAATGCCAAATCCTGCAACCATAGTTAATATAGCAGGGATTAAAGTATTCTTTAGAGTATTAACTTGATTAGATAATTTCTCTTCAGCATAGTATGAAAGATCTTTTTTGCTTTTAGAAAGTTCTTTGATTTGGTCTTTACTTAATTGGGTTGATTTAATTTTGTCTTGGGCTAAAGAAGAAACTATAGGTTGTAATTGTAAAACTCCCAAATCAGTTTTTAGGGTACCATCTCCTTTATATAAAGGGGGTTCTATAGATCCATACCCAATAGCAGTTATGTCTAGAGATAAACTCCCACTTTCAGGAGTATTCCCGGTAATAGTAAAATTACCGTCAGTGTCAGTAAATACAAAATTTAAAGGAAAAATTTTTACATTAGCTCCCTTAATTGGATCCTGTGATTGACTATTTACAACTGTTCCTTTTATAGAATAAATCATGCTGTTTTAACAATTTTAGATTTAACACTATCGATTTGGTTATAAACATTTTCAAACACTTTAAGAGCTGAATTTGCGGTTGTTAAAACAACTGGGTTAGGGGAAGGGGCTCCACTAGGCCAATCTTGGACTACTTTTAAAGCCTCAGCTATATTTTGTAGTTCATTGATTAGTATTTTTAAATATTCTACGGTCTCATCACCTCGTAAAACTGATTGATTTGCATTTTTATTTCCTAAACGAGTTAATTTACTAACAATATTTATTTCACTTGTAGATTCAATATTTACACTTCCATTTGAAGATAAACCAACTGAATTTTGTCCACTAATTAATACGCTATCGTTTTTAGCATTAATTACAATCCTATCTGAATTAAAAATAATTTGGGGATTAGTATATTGGGCTGGGGTTGTTGGAGGGGTAGTATAGGAAATAAAATTTTCATTTGCTATGCTAAATGGGATTTTTTGATATGAAGTAAGATAAATCGAAGATAAATCTTGTGAAATATTTTCTACAATTGGAATCCATCCTCTATCACTTACTTTAGTTGGTTGTCCATTTCGTAAAATTGTAATTGGATCTCCATTAGTTCCAGCAGCAGACCAATTATTACTAATTTCACTTTGCGATTTTGCAGTACTACCAAAACGCAAACTTTGACCGTGTCTTCCCTCAAGTAAAGAATCTCCCATATAAGGCATCAAGGGATGAATGTCTGCTTTTTCTACAAACGTATTTTGCGAAGGATTAACCGGACTATTTAATTCAATTTCAGTAGAATCATCAGTTACTCGTCTTACAATACCTTGATCGGTTGCTTTATAATCTTGTGATTGTTGAGGATTATTTGAAGTTACTAAATTAGGGTATGCATCGTGATGTGGATGATTCCAAATCCCTAACGGTTTTAAATAAAAATATGATTGGTTAGCCGTATTAACTCCCATCTGTTGATTAGGTAAAGAAAATAGCAATACTATTTCATTAACTAAAGGATATATTTTTTGTTGGGAATCATAAGGTAAAGCATATGATGAATCTGTAGTAGTACCGGATTGGTTAACAAATTGGTAAAATATGGCTCCTATACCATTCCATTCACCTACATCTTTAAATTTAGGATGATTTTCATCCAGTACGATATCAGTTACCCTAGCGGCAACCATTTGCCCTTTTAGGGTAGAAATTTGATCTTGGGCACCATTTATGTTCGGGGAAGAAGTAGTACCTTTAGTAGATCCAACTATACCTGTTTTGTATAAAGCCATTAATCTTTAGGATTGAATTTTTTTACCTCAGATAACAATTGTGCTTTTTCTTCCTCAGTCATTCCAAATCCTTCATCTTCCGATTTACCTGTAGCTAGGGCACGCTGGATGATAGTGGCCATTTTGATTAGTTGCTCATCATTTTTGATACCTAATTCCATATATTCCTTGATTAAAGGAACTATCAAAGTAGCGTCACCAATGTCATTGATGAGTGGTTTTAACTCACCTATCAATGCTGTGATTTGGGTCTCTTTTTTCTTTTGGTTTTCGTAAATTTCCTTGAGAATATCCGAGAATTTTTTCTTACCAAATACGTTTGATTCTAAATTACTCATATGTATTGTTTTTTATAAATATAAACAACTACTAGAGTTGGAAACTCGTGTATCCTTCCTCTAAATAGAATAGGTAGTTTCTTTTAAATACGTCGTATAATACACCTGCTATTTTAGTAATTTTGGGAGTTTTAGCATCAGGTATCATCTCGTGTATATAAATGTAAAGAGCTTTTTTATTGAATACATCGATGCTTTCTCGTTTTCTAAATAACTCTAAAACCGCATCCGCAATTTTCGCGTCATATTCTTTAGGGAAGATTTCGTATAAGTTAAAGCTGACGAATTCAACATATTCATCCATAAAACGAGATAATCGATCATCTGAGTTGTTTGGTTCAATGGTGTAGGTATGGTCTGAATCGTCTTTGGATAATTCATCTACTGATACCTTGCTAATTTTACTTTTGTAATTTTTCTCGTTATATAAAATGCACCAACGTTTTACAATGGTACCAAAGTAAGAATATGCTTTAGCTCCATTCTGGGGATTGAATAAGTGGATTTTGGATAAAAGAAATACTATAATCTCATGTTGCAAATGCTCTAAATTTTCCACTTCAGTATGGTAAAATTTGAACGTATGGATTATATTTTGGGTTAATTTGAAAAATGCATAGTGGATACGGTCCTCATAAATTTTACTTCTCAACACAGGATCGACCGTGTTATTGTATAACACGATCGCATCTTCTGTATCTTGAGTAAAGTAATTTTTACTTCCCGGTTTTTTAGGCATTTTAACTGAACTTTCTAAGGTTAAACTCATTGAGAATTTCTTGGATTTTTAAAATTGATTGAAATATAACCCCAACTTCGTCATCCTTTTCAAATACACCTCCACGATCTAGTTCCTTCAGTTTTTTATCTGAGATTTCAATTGTGCGAGATAGGCGATCTAAATAGGTTAAATATCCGGCTAGTACGTCTTCTTGTCTTTCTACTTTGCGCATAAGGTTAAAAGTCGTGAATCCTAGGATTACGACTAAAACCGCTAAAACGCTAATTACTACTGTTGTCATAAGCTATCTAACATATTTTTTAAACTATCACTTTTAAATGTTCCAAGTGCTTTAGTTTTGGTTGATGTCTTTTTAGACATGTTGGGTTTATTCCCCAATGTAAAATTCCCTTTTCCGGCATCCACGGACTTCTTGTCCTCTTTTAACTTAGGTAACCATTCACGTTCAAATTCGATACGTGCTGCCATTAAATCGGCCTGGTGTAAGATAAAAGGTAAAGATGTTCTTGGTTTTTGTTCTGGCATGTAAGACATAAGATATTTTTCATTTGCCTTATCATATAAACCATCATGTGTCTGAATAGCAACCATTTCATTAAATGTGTACTGGATACCATGTGATTGAAGCATGAATAATCCTCTATCTGGGACTGAAGCAAATGGAACTTTAATATTAAACATATAATCCTCTCCTAATTTTTCACGTCTCCAATTATCGGTCTGGGGGATATAGGATTCTTGTTCTTCATCTCCCATTTTACCTAAATCATGATTCAGGGCTGAAAATACTAATTCTTCAGGGGTGAAAGTAGTCATATCTGCTCCTTCTTGTTCCCAAATTCTTGCTTGTTTTAAAGCACATCGAATAACGCGTAAAACATGTTCTACATATCCTCCAGGGAAAGCATTATGGTATTCTTTTTTATGCGCGGCAGGCATTAACATTATACGTTCGGCATATTGTTCATAGAACGCTAATAATTTTTCTTTACGGGGTTCGGAAATATATTCATTGATATAAGATAATAATTCGTTCCAATTGTCTTGGATTTGTTCGGCGGTAAGATTCATAACTTTTATTTATTTAATTAATTTTCTCGTTCAACAATAGATTGAGTATCCTCTCTCAATTCAAATATTTCTTGTAACATTTGACGAGCACCATCAACATTTCTTTCGTTTAGAGCGTTTCTCAAACGTTTCAATTTTCCTTCTAGAGACTCCAAGCGTCTCAATACTAATTCTTTATTTTTCATTTTATTTTATTTTATTTACTTATTTTTATTATAACCATTTATATTTCAATAATTTTAATATCAAAATATGATTAAAGATAATAACCTTCCTTTAGGCAGGCAAGTTCTTTTCAACAAAGTCTTGAATTTTTTTCAAGTGGGCACATTTTTCATATTCCTCTGTACCTTCAAAGTAAGAAATACTCAACCGGATAGATATTAAAAACTCTTCATTTGCGTATTGTTTCAAAGCCTCCTTCCAAACTTTCGATCTTATTTTAACTGGTTCAATCCAAAACCAAGCTCTGGTGAACATCATATATTCACCTGCTTGATCTATCCCTTTTACATCCAGGGAAGGATCTGCTTTAGCAAAAAATTTGGTAACTTGTTTTGAAAATAAATGACCGTTCATGATCAATTTATGGAACATCCCTAACTTAAAGTGAGGAGATTCTTTATAGTCCTCTAACTCAGCTTCAAGTTTTAAACGTTCAGGATTTTCTTCATCCGGGAACCCAAATAATGCAAATACGTTTTTAATTGACATATAAAATCGTTGATTTCGCGTATAAATATCAATCTAGTTTAGCTCCTAAATTTTCTATAGCTTTAATAGCTTCATCTAGTTCAACATAAAAAAATTCTCGTTTTGAATTAACTCGTTTCTTTCTGAAGTATTTGTGGACTGCACCTTCAATTCTTTCTCCATTAAAACAACAGTATGAATATACAACATTGAATGGGGTAGGCACACCTGTAGATTTACTTAATTGATTAGCTCGATCAATAGGATCACCTTTTGTATACCCTATTTTTACCATTCCAGGCATAGAGGAACTTTCTAAAATGTAAACAGATTGATCTCCATTGTTTCCGTTAATACTTTGTCTAAAGCGGGATGTAAAATATTTGATTTCATCCCACCCATCATCACCTACAAAAATTGAGTATAGCGCGGGTGGGGGCGATAGAGGAGTTCGTTCATATGGGACGTAATTTAAAGCCTCTTCGTTTGATATACGTTTCATAACCTTTATTTTGCATGTTAAAATCGTGCTTTAGCGCCTGATCCTTTGTACCAAGGTAAGCCTTCTCTACTTTTAAGAGCTTCTTTCCATTGTTCTTGGCTCATTTTAATTCCGTTAATGTAATATTCTCGTTTGCGATTATCACCTTGTGGAAGTAAAGCCGGACCTTCCCAATTGTGAAGTTTGCCATCAAACATATACATTACGGTTCCGTCTGCAGTAGTAATTTTTCTACTTGGTTGATATTTTTCATTCTCCATCTTTGTCTTGGTTTTTATCGTTAATAATGCTGATTTGGAGGAAGAATTTCTC